CGTCTCCGATCACGGAGGCGGTCATCGTCACCGACACGATCGCGACGAATGCGACGTCGACCGCGGCGAACACGATCGCCCGCGTTCTGATCGCAGGTGTCGGGTCGAAGGCGGCCGGTGACTCCCTCGCGATCACCTGGACTCACACCATCCTCGGCGCCTGACCGGTGGTGAATCTGTCCATCCGGGTGGGCAGCATCCCGAGTACGCTGGTTGATCCGCTCACCCCTGCGGGGGTGCAGCCTGATGGTCAAGCATCGGGGTGGACGTTGGCGTTCTCGGATGAGTTCGCGGGCGGGAGTCTGAACCGGGCGAAGTGGGACCCCTGGTACCCGGATACCCCGTTCTGGAATGCGACCACTCCGGGCGGCCACCTGACGAACACGGCGGAGCCGCAAGCGTACGACCCGTCTGCGCTGACCTTCGACGGCAGCGCGATGTCGATGACGTTGCGGAACCAGTCGACCGTGGCCGGTATCCCCTACACGTCGGGCATGGTGACCAGCTACCCGTCGTACGGAACGACCTACGGGTTCTTCGAGGCGCGGATGCAGTTGCCGCGAGTGAAGGGTGCCTGGCCGGCGTTCTGGATGGATCGCACCGACCAGACGTGGCCGCCGGAGATCGACTGGATGGAGGCATGGGGAACCGCGGGGATCGTCGGGCAGAACTACCACTCCGGATCCTCCAACCCCGGCACAGGGCACGGCACCACACCGACGAACACCGGCTACAACACGTTTGGTGGGCTGTGGGAGCCCGGGCATCTGCGCTGGTTCGTCAACGGGGTCCAGGTCTACGACTACGTCGGTGGTGACGTGAACTCGCAACCCATGTACATGATCTGCAACCTCGCCGGTGACTCGCAGGATGTGCCCGCTGCCGGTGTCCTGCCGATGACGGCGAAGGTCGACTACATCAGAGCGTGGAAGAAGGCGGCGTAGATGGGCATCGTCCAGCAGGCATCCGGCACGTCGACGGGCGGCGGTAACTTCACCGTCGCCCTGCCTGCTGCATCGTCGGCCGCGAACCTCGTGGTCGTGTCGATCGTCTCCGACAGTGTCATCGCGACACCGTCAGGGTGGACCCTGCGAGCCTCGCAGGTGAACAACGTCGGTCACTATTTGTGGGACCGTGCCGGTGGGTCGAGTTCGTACACGTTCAACCTCGCCACGGCGGGTCAGATCGCCTGGCAGATCACCGAGATCCAGGGCGGTGTTTTCGACAAGGCTGTGTCGGCGAACAATGTGGCGAACGCGACCAGCTATGCCGCCCCGCCGATCACCCCGGCTGCAGGGCAAAAGATTCTGCTGCTGAGCTTCGGTGCACAGAAGTACTTTTCCGGCGTCCCTTCCGCGTTCACGTACTCGGGCTCACCGACGACGGACAGTTTCCAGACCTTCGCGGTCACAGACAACACCACCCAGGGTGCTGCGCATCTCGACATCCCGTCGGCGACCGGCTCGACTGCTTACAACTTCACCGCGACGAACGGTGCCTCCTCAACTCAGATCGCATCGTGGTCCGCGATTGTCGCCTCGTACACGACGACCAGCAGCAGCGGAAGCACGTACACGGCGGCTCCTGGTGACCCTGTGGGCGTCACGGACACTGTTGCCATCTCGGGCAGTCGGGCGCTCTCGTTCACCGACCCGGTCGGCGTGACTGACCTCGGCGCGAACCAGACCATCGATTACGGGATCACGTCGGCCGATGCGGTCGGTCTGAGTGATGCGGGTGTGAGTGCGCTGAGCGGTGCACGCGCGTCGGCGGATCCCGCAGCTGTGACCGATTCCGCCGTGACGGTCGTCGCAGCGTCACGGGCTCCTGGTGACACTGTGGGCGTCACGGATAGCACCTCGGTCACTCTGTTCTCCGGCTACACCGCAACGCCGACAGACGCGGCGTCGGTGCTCGATGCGGTGTCCTCAGCGGCAGACGCGCAACGGTCTGCCGCTGATCCGCTCGGACTCACCGACGCCGCCAGCGTCACGGTCACCTCGGCGGGGAGTGTCAGCTTCAACGACCCCGTGAGCATCGCCGATGGGACCGTTACGGCGCTGGCTGGGGCTCGTACGGCCAGCGAGGGCCTCGGCGTCACTGACGTGGCTACGGCGGTCCTCACGGTCGCTGGTGGGGTTGCCGCAGCAGACCAGGTGGGTGTGACGGATGCGATCACCATCGTCATGTCCCGTGTGGTCACCGTTGCCGATTTCCTCGCGCTCACCGATGGCTCGACCGCAGTCGTACGCTCCGACGGCGACCGGGACATCACGGTGACGCTCGGCAGCCCTCGACGGAACCCACTGCACCTCGGCGGTCCCACCAGCAGCTCGTTCCATATCGGCAGACCATGGAGGTAACTGATGGCTGATCTTCCCCGCGCTGGCCGGGAGTACTTCACCTGGCCGATCACTTCCGGTCCGCTGCCCGACGGGGTGGAGCTCGAACTGTTCATCGCTGGTGGGTGGCATGTTGCTGCAACGGCGAGCGACCGGGCGACGGTCTCTCTGCTGCTGCAGGGACCGATGGCGCCCACTGACGTGCCGTCCGCGATCGTGGTTCCGACCGATCAGGACCAGATCACTGGTCGTGTCGTCGACAGTCCGGAGATCGTCATCCGCACGGCCGGCTACATCCGTCTGACCGATTAGCCCCTGCACGACCTATGCCCCTGGCATTCACTCACAAGGTGGATGCTGGGGGCGTTTCGTCGTCCCCGACGTTCCATAAATCTGGCCGATTCTTTACGCTTCCCGGCGATGTTCAAGAACACTAGGCATGTCAGCTTCGAGCTTCCGCAGCTCTGCGAGGCGCTCCATCCCGGCGACTACCTCCGGGTCGTCGTCGGGCAGGTCAGGCTCGAGGACAGTCACCAGATGGTGCCGGCGCCGAAGGGGATGCTGAGCAGGCTGATCCCGGCGAGGATGATTCCGATGATCGCGGGTGCCGTTCCGGTGCGTCCGATGCTGATGGTTCGGTTGAGTCCCCAGATGCCGCAGATGATCGCGACAATGTCGATGGGGCCGCCGATGAATATGCCGACGAGCGGAATGCCGGTGACTAGGAAGCCGACGATTCCGCATGCGAGGGCGAACGCTGCGGGGGTGTTCGTGATGGGCTTCGGTGCGAGCATGGGGGCAGGCAGTGGCGGGGACGTGAGGGGCTGGAAGTGCTCAGTCCATATGGCGCCGTCCCAGTACCGCATGCGGCCTGACGCGGGGTCGGGGTACCAGCCTGCTGTGGGTGACGGCGCGGGGGTGCTCATCCGGTGATGATATTCGCTCACTGGATGAGCAGCAACGCCCCCTTATGCGGCCCATTCGTCGTGGTCGGGATATGGCGCGTTGGCGAAGCCAGCGTCGTAGAGAACATCCGAGGCGGCACGCCGGACCGGTTTGGGTCCGGTGATGGTGACCATGGTCTTGTTCTGCCATGGGCCGGTGTAGTTGAAGTCGACTTGGCGGTAGCGGACTACTTCCTCGGTGATCGTGAGGGCTGAGTGATCGATTCCCGCTCGGCTGAGGCGCTGTTTCACGCCCCGTACGGTGATGGTGCTGCTCATGGTTTATTCCTTCGGCTTAGGCGGCGATGGGGTATTCGGTGGACGGCGTGGTTCGTCGGCCGGACTTCGCGATGAGGGCGCGCTCGGGTAGCTTCGATATTCCGTCCCGCAGCTGGTGCTCGTCGATGAGCGTGTAGATCTGGGTGGTTGCGAGGCTCTCGTGCCGCATGAGCTCCTGCACAGTGCGGAGGTCCACCCCGGCGCGCACAAGGTCAGTGCCGTACGAGTGGCGGAGAGAGTGCCCGGTGAGCCGCTCGTTTTCGATGCCGGCGCGCAGCTTGGCGCGGTGCATGAGGTCGGATACGGAGCGGGAGTGGATGTGCCCTGGGCGGCCTTTCCGTGCGGGGAACCACCAGTCGTCTGAGGGCATGGTCAGTGCGATCTCGCGCACCAGCGGGTGGAGCGGGAGCAGGGCGTACTTGTTGCCCTTCCCGACGACGCGGATCGTGTTCTCGCTGAGGTCAATATCGTGCCCATGCACGGCAGCGACTTCACCCGCACGGAAGCCTTCGTAGCAGGCGAGCAGGATCATGGCCCTGGTGCGCCTGTACGCCCCGCTGAGCAGCAGAGCATCGATCTGCGTCTGCGAGTACGGGCGGGGCCGTCCGCGCATCCTGCGAACCGGCGACAGTCGTTCGCTGGGGTCGTCGGTTCGGTATTCTTCTTCCTTCGCGAACCGGAAGAACGCACGGAAGCAGTCACGCTCCGTCTGCATGCTCCCCTTGCCGATCCCCCGGCCCAGGTGGTTACGCAGGTCGCCGATCGTAACCTCGAGCAGTGGCTTCGACGCGGAGCGGTTGAGCGCTGCAAGCATGTATTCGCGGTTTTCGATGGTCCGTGCTGCGAGTCCCTTCGCGCGTTGAAAGTTGCCGAAGTCCTGCACGACACGCTCAGTCATAGTGAGAATCCCCCTCGATCCTGTGGATGGACCTATGACTTTATGCATGAGGCACCGTCAGCAAAGGCCGCATAAATGGGGACTGGACAGGCATTACGCCGCGGCTACAAGCTCAGGGGAGGTCTCCGAACCGGCGACAATGTAAAGCGGGGGTCGTCGGTTCGAATCCGACAAGGGGCTCCCATCAGAAATCGGCCCACTGGGGAAGTCACCCAGGGTCTTGCCGGTCATCAGCCAGTAGTCATCGGCGCCCGTATGCGCGCTGATCTTCTCGGCGACCTCCGCGATGTTGCGCGGCACGCGCCCCTTCGACTCCCACTCGAGCCATGCATTCTGCGGCAGGCCGCAGGCGAGGCTCGCCTCTTTCAGGTTCCACCCGAAGCGCTGACGGACTAGGGCCAGTCGCGCGCCGAATGTGTCGTCGCGGGGGACCCACTTGAGTGATTCGCTCTGCATGCTCATACATGAAGTATCCCTCATATCGCGCATTGCGCGCAATAGTCCCCGAAATGGTGACATTCACGTAATAAAGGGTTTGACACCTGATGCGCGGTATGTGCATACTGTCCGACATGACACACGAAGTCGTGAATATCACAACTAGCGAGGTAGCTGCGCTCGCCCGAGTTGACGCCTCCACCGTCCGCCGGTGGGTCGAACGAGGCGCTCTCACCCCTTCGATGAAGCTCCCCGGTGGACAGTACCGCTTCGCCCTCGCAGACGTGCAGGCGCTCCTGACGCCCCCTGAAGCCATCGAGCTCGCCCCGACCGGATAACCCCTCATAGCTCGAGGCACGAAGTCGGCCCGAACCCCTTCGTTCCTCGTCCCTCTTGCTACAGCGGCCCCGTAGATGCTCGGCCGTGAAGATCGGGACCGCGCCCGGCCGGTGCAAGGAAGCCGGGCACCTCTTCTTCCCCTGTCAGCCGTACCCCAAGACGGCGGCCTTTGTCGTACCCACAAGGAGTATCACCATGCCTGAACACAACGTCACGGTGGAGATTGCGCAGCACGTGCTGTGGCACTTCGGAGATGTGAACCTCGGCCAGCAGCCGGGCAAGTTCACGGAGCGGTTGCTGCGCACGATGGCAGTCGCAGACAGCCAGAACATGGCCAAGCTCGGCTCGGTCTTCCCCGGCTATGCGAACGCGTTCATCGCGGTCGGTAGTGAGCACTGGGGCATGGAGTGGCTTCGCCGGATGGTGAAGGCCGCAGACCCCGCAGTGCCGCAGCGGACGCTCCCGAACCTCGTCGCTGAGGTGCAGGACTCGCTGGCGCGCATCGACGAGACGGTGAAGAACGCCGAGGCGTCCGCATGAACGAGATCATCGTCATCCGCGGTGGTGGACGTGTTCGCCCGGAAGAGCACGAAGCACGCATGGTCGGAATCAACGACCGCCTGAACAAGATCGCTGCTGAGCAGGACGCAGAGGCCGCATCATGACCGCCGTCGCCGCGGGCCTGCTGATCGCCGCCCTGTCACCGGCGCCGGGTGCGCAGATCGGTGGGCTGATCCTCGCACTGCTCGGTGCTGGTTGGTTGTGGCTGCGACACCACGAGGAGAAGGAGTCGTGAGCGCCCGGGCGTGGGCAGTGTGGATCACGGTGCTCGCCTTGCTGCTGTTCGTGGTCGCGCTGTTCGCGATGTCTTCGGTCCGCACTCCGGTGCATCCCGCCCCTGACCCCATGCGGTCCGGCATCCAGTTGGAAACGCTGTGAGCGCGCAGGAGAGCCAGTCGGGCACCCCGATCGATCCGATCGCGCACCTCGACTTCAAACCGTCGGCACCGACGTGTGGTGTGCAGTTGACCCGTTTCGGTGGGCTGAAGTTGGAGCCGAAGGATCAGCAGGTGTGTGGGCGGCCCGCGCAGTGGCTGATGTCGTGCCGGAACTGTGCACAGTCGGCGTACTGCTGCAACGCGCACAAGCTGGTGTTCCAGCGGGACACGGTGAGTCGTCGCGGTCGGTGTGGTGTGACTGGGCCGTGGTCGATGGTGTTCCGCTTCACCGCGGTGGTGGGTGCCTGATGGACGTCCTCGGAATCGACCAGTCACTGACGATGACAGGCCTGGCGAAGCTCACACAGGGCGAGATTCATCGCGTCATCGAACTGTCCCGCATCAGCACCAAAACGACCCCTGAGGGCGACCTGGGGGCGATTCGCGACCGGGTGCGGTACATCGTCGGGCAGACGCTGCAGTTCGCCCCGAAGCGGTGCCTGACGGTCATCGAGGCCCCGTACATCCCGCGTCACACCGCTGGTGCCCTGCTCGAGCGGGCGTGGCTGTTCGGGCTGCTTGTCGACCAACTGACGGTCCGCGGCCCTGTGGTGCAGGTGCGCACGACGACGCGGGCGATGTACGCGGCGGACAACGGGAACGCCCGTAAGCCGCAGGTGCTCACCGCGATGCGGGCCAAGTTCCCCATGACCGTCATCCGCGACGACAACGAAGCCGACGCCTTAGCCCTCCTCGCAATGGGGGCCAGATACCTCGGGACGCCAATCGACGGCCCGATGACCAAGAAGCAGAACCAGGCCATGACCAGCACGGTGTGGCCTTCCATCGAAGGAGAGAGCAAGTGACCGTTCAGATCCAGCCGGCGAAACCGGCCGAGCAGTTCAACGGCCTGGTGGCCATCGAGCCCGACATCATGAAGGCTCCGCCGCACGAGAAGATCATCGCGATCGTCACGTACGAGCGGGCGAAGCGTGTCGAGGACGAGACGAAGGACGAGTACTACCCGGTCCTGAAGGTGAAGCACATCGAGCCGATCCTCGGTGATCTGCGCGAGCAGGCAGAGGCGCTGCAGTTGTCGGCGTACAAGGCGCGGACCGGGGAGAACGAGCTCAACTTCGACGGCATCGACGAGCCCGTTGACGACGACGAGGCGAACGCGTGACCGCCGTGAAGAGCCCCTCCGAGGTGCAGGAGATCCTCGAGAAGCTCAAGCTGGACAACGGCGCCCACCTCTCGTTTTCGCAGGGCGCGTGCCTCCTCGAAGCGGCATCGTTCATCGCGGGCGAGCCGTTCTCCGATCACCCCGAGTGCGTCAGCCCCGTGCTGGGCCGCTACGGGCGGGATCTGAACGATCGCCTGTCGGACGAGGATCGGCAGAAGCTGAAGCCGTTCATCCCCCGTCTCGTCGGGACCGCGAACGACGGCCAGGACGACGCCCGCCAGTACATCGCGTCGAACTGGGCCATCCGTGTCGCGACCCCGCGGTACCTGGACAAGGCCGGGTTCACGAAGGAGGCGGCGGCGCTGCGTGCGCTCGCCCCGGTCGTGGATGCCAAGACGCTGGATGCGGCTCGCACGGCAGCCTACGAGGCTCGCGACGTGACGTGGGCGGCTCGTGCTAAGTCGCGTGAGTCGCTGCGGGAGAAGGTGCGTGCGGAGCTCGCAAAGCGAGGCCTTCCCGCTGTCGCTGTCGCTGCCGCTGACGCTGTCGCTGTCGCTGTCGCTGACGCTGACGCTGTCGCTGACGCTGTCGCTGTCGCTGTCGCTGACGCTGTCGCTGTCGCTGCCGCTGTCGCTGTCGCTGTCGCTGACGCTGTCGCTGTCGCTGTCGCTGACGCTGTCGCTGTCGCTGACGCTGTCGCTGTCGCTGACGCTGTCGCTGCCGCTGACGCTGCCGCTGACATCCCGTGGGGCACGACCAAGTACTGGGCGATTCGCAACGCCGTGTACGACGCCATCTACGCGAAGACGAAGGCCCGCGTGGAGGAGCAGTTCGGCGACATCCGCGACATCACGAACCGTGAATCAATCGAACTGCTCGGTCTGATGATCGACCCGAAATCGAACGAGGTGGCGGAGTGAGCGCCGTGAAGACGCACCCGGTGCTCGCCGAGCTCCTGGCCCGCGCGGTCGCGTCGTCAGATGACCGCCCGAAGTGGTTGGCCGCTCGCGCTCGTGGTGTGACGGCCACGGAGGTCGCCAAGCTCGCGAAGGCCGGGCGGCAGTCGGCGTACTGGCGAGGTCTCGTGAAGGAGAAGCTCTCCGGCGTCGAGCAGCCCGATATCTCCGGTTCGATGTACATCCGTCACGGCCAGGTGCGTGAGGCGCACATCGCCGCGTGGGGGGAGCAGCGGTTCGGCATCGCCCCGAATCATTGGCTGTTCCACGCCGTCGACAACGACCGGTTCCTCGCCACCCCAGATGGCATCGGCGTCGACTTCGGTGACGAGCTCGTGCTCGAGGAGGACAAGACCTCGAAGTACGACCTCACTCCCGAGGATCCGGAGAGCCACTACTCGGCGACGGATTACGCCGACCAGAAGCAGTGGCAGATGTCGGTGACAGGCGGCCGGCGGGTGCTGTTCGCGTGGGAGCAGCACGACAACGACTGGTCGGGTTGGCCAGACCGGTCCCCTGCGCCTCTGCATGCCGAGCCGAAGTATCGGTGGATCGACCGTGACGAGGACCGCATCGCGTTTCTGGTCGAGGTGGCAACGCAGTTCCTCGAAGACCTCGACGCTGGCCTGGATGGGACTGAGGCGGGTGTCGACGAGTATCTCGACACTCTCGCGGTGAACGTCCTCACGTTCCGCGAGCAGGAGTCGTCGGCGAAGGCCGCGAAGCAGAAGGCATGGGACGAGCTCCTCAACATCTTGGAGACGGACCAGCCGTATTCGCAGGAGTCGATCCTGGCTCGCATCACCTATTCGCCTGGGCAGGCCAGCACATCCGAAGTGCTGGACGCCGAGGCGGCGAAGGCTGCGGATCCGGAGTTGTTCGCGGAGGTTCAGTCGCTGTCGAAGCGGTGGAACGAGCACGCAGCGAAGTTCAAGAAGACGGTCCCGACGACGTCGAAGCCGACTCTCACCGTGACGTCGGTGAAGCAGACAAAGGAGAAGAAGTCATGAGCGGCACACTCGCCGCGCTCCCCACCAGCGGCGACCCCACATCGTGGAACGACCAGGAGCGCGCGCTCGTCAAGGCGGCCGGCCTCGTCCGCACTGAGGGTCGCGGCCAGGCGCAGCAGGAGTACCTCGCAGACCGACCTACGGTCGAGGCGTTCCTGATGCACTGCCAGCGCACCGGCCTGGACCCCATCGCCCGGCAGATATACGCGATCTACCGCGGCGGGAAGTGGGGCATCCAGCTAAGCATCGACGGTGCACGACTCGTCGCAGAGCGCTCGGGGCTGTACGAAGGCCAGGAAGACGCCGAGTTCTCGAACGACGGCGGTCAGACCTGGACAACGGCATGGATGCCAACGAGGGATCGCCCGTACCCCACGCACGCCCGAGTGGGGGTTTTCAAGCGGGGTCACCGTCAGGCGCTCCGTGCGGTCGCGCGATGGGATTCGTACGTCGTGACGAAAGACGAGTGGACGGGCGGCCAAAAGACCGGCAACAAGATCGTCTCCGAGATGTGGGACAAGATGCCCGACACGATGCTCTCGAAGGTCGCCGAGATGCTCGCGCTGCGCAAGGCATTCCCCCAGGACCTGAGCGGCCTTTACTCGGCGGAGGAGGAGCAAGCCGCTCCGCGCATGCCGGCGCAGCCGCAGCAGACGGCGATCGCCACTCCGGAGATTACTCGTGACTGGGGTCTCGAACTTTCAAAGGCGGAAACGCTGGACGAGACGAAGGCCCTGTATAAGGAGGCGGAGCAGCTTGGCGAGCTCGGGCTGAAGGTGAAGGACGGGACCGTGATGGACCTGTTCTGGCGCCGTCGCAAGGAGCTCGAGCAGCCGAAGCTGGTCGATGAACCTGTGTCCGCTCCGGTCGCACGGAAGTGGACTCGCGAGGCTCGTCTGATGAGCACTCGTGACGAGGTGCACGCCCTGTTCATGGAGGCGCAGGCCGCCGGGGTGTCGGACGGAATCCTCGGCGAGATCGGTGCGATCGCGCAGTCACTGCCGGACCCGGACGCGTCGGCTCCTCAGCAGGCCGCCCAGTGGGCGAAGCCGGATGCCGAGCCCGACAACTCCTGGATCGAGGACCCGCCTGGGTCTGGTGAGTACCGGGAGTCGGGCGTCCCTGCGGTTCTGCAGGGTGGTGACGAGCAGTGAGTATGGAGCTGCGGAACTCTCCTGTGCAGGCGCGGAGTGTGGACCGGTTGGCGACGATCCTCGATGCGGCACGTCAGGTGTTGGAGGAGGTCGGTCGGGACCGGTTGACGACTGGGATGGTGGCTGAAGCTGCTGGGTGTTCGATCGGGACGCTGTACCGGTATTTCCCGGACCGTGTGGCGGTGCTGGATGCGATCGCACCGAACAGGGATCTGGCTCCGCTGAAGCTGATCGAGATCGCGCAGCTTGTCGCCGAGGGTCTGAATGATCCCCTGATCGATGCCAGGTTCTCGACGTACCTGACCGCGATCAACAGCGTGCTGCGACCGCCGGCGGAAGCTCTCTCGGCTGAAGAGTTGGCGAAGGTGCATGCGTTCGGCCTCGACGTCGCCGAGGTGGCGTCATGACCGACCACAAGGCAGAAGCCATGCGTCTGGCCACCCTCGCGGACGGTTCGTATGGCGTCATCGAACACCGGAACGGCGCTGTCGCAGCGTCGGAGGCGGTCGAGGCGTTGATGATCGCCACGGAAGCGCAGGTGCACGCGACGCTCTACCTCGCCGAGCAGCGGATCGCGAACCTGCTGACGTGCTGGGACATGTATGGCCATGCCCGCACCTTTGCTGACCCGCAAAAGGACGACGACCTACCAGCGGTTATCCGTGACGGGCTGGGCCTCTCATGATCAACCCGGAGACCGGGCAGACGATCACCGACCCTGAGGGCCGTCCGGTGCGTGACCCGAAGGACATCGAGCAGGACGCCGAGTGGGCACGTGCACGCCTGGCGCCGATGCCGCAGAAGGGGCAGATCAAAACGCCGGACGACATCATCGAGGACCTTGAGGTGGCGAAGAATCTGGCGGCCAGGTCTGCGGTGGTGATCAAGGAGGCGGATCGGACGAAGCGTGCGGTTCGTCGTGAGCATTCGATCGCTCACGGGAAGGCGCTGAAGGCGTCGGAGGCGCGCTCTGCGGAGCTGCGTGAGGCGGACGCCTACGCGGCGACGGTCGACCTGCAGGAGTTGGTCGACGAGACGGAGATCGTCTACACGTTCGCCCGTGATGTGGCGCGTTCGGTGGAGCAGTCAACCTCGGCCCTGCAGACGCAGGCGGGGATGGTCAAGGTCACCTACGGGCTGGCCGGCACAGGAAGAGAGGGCTGATATGCCTACTGGATACACCGATGTCGTCGGCAAGGGCGAGATCACAGATTTCACGAAGTTCGCGCTCCGTTGCACCCGTGCGATGGGTGTCAGCATCATGCAGCGCGACGAGTCGATCGACGTTCCGTTGCGGGTCCGCGAGACGGTTTCGGAGTACGAGCGGAACAACCTGACGGAGGCGAAGGCCGAGTACTTGGAGGTGGCTGGGTGGTCCCTAGAGCAGTGGGCCGCCGAGCAGAGGCGCGAGCACGATGAGTGGGTTCGGGGCGAAGAGGAAAGCCTGGCGAAGCAGGCTGACACCATCGCGAACTACCGCCGGATGCTGGTCGAGGTTCTGGCGTGGCAGCCGCCGACGGAGGAGCACGAGGGCCTGAAGAAGTTCATGGTCGAGCAGCTCGAGGAGTCGATCAAGTTCGATAGCTGGAAGTCATCGGGTGTCAGAGAGATGACCGATCCTGTGCTGTACCGCGACGAGCGGATTGCGCGAAAGGCTCAGGCCGTCAGGGACGCAGCCAAGAGTCTGCGTGACGCGGAGGCTCGTGTGGCGTCGCGGAACAAGTGGGTCGATGACCTGCTGGCGTCGCTGCCAAACAAGGCTGCCCTGCCCGTCGCGGGTGGTGACGACTGATGGCCACCTACGCAGCGAAGACCGAGGTGTCGTCGCAGAAGTCTCGGCAGGAGATCGAGCACACCCTCGAGCGGTACGGTGCGTCGTCGTTCGCGTACGCGTCGCAGGGTGACAAGGCGATGATCGGGTTTGAGAAGGATGGCCGGACTATCCGGTTCATCATCCCGCTGCCTGATCGGAAGTCGCGGGAGTTCACCCACCACGAGCGTGGAGTGCGCACCGAGTCTGCTCAGGCGACCCTGTACGAGCAGGCTGTGAAGCAGAAGTGGCGCGCGATGGCGCTGATGGTCAAAGCCAAGCTCGAAGGCGTCGAGTCAGGGATCGTGACGTTCGAGCAGGAGTTCCTCGCTCACACGGTTCTCCCGAATGGCAAGACCGTGTTCGAGGAGACCGCGCCCGGCATCGAGCGCGCGTACATCGAGGGTCACGTCCGGCCGCTGTTGGAGCTGGGCGCATGAGCGGCCTGGACATCTACGAGGACGGGTTCCCCCACTCGACGAAGGAAGGGTACGCACAAGGTTGCAAGGGCGGCTCGTGCCCGGGAATTGTCGACTACGGGTTCTCCTGCCGTCAGGCTGAGGTCCGGTATCACGGTGACTACGCGTTCGCGAAGCTCGTGGATGCGGGCAAGTCGCCGTCGGAGATCGTCGAGATCGAGCGGGCTGCTGTTCCGGTCGTGGCGCCGAAGAAGGTTCCGGTGAAGCGGAAGCTGACGGCGTCGGGTGACACTCCGGTGACGCCGTCGATCACGGTCGCGGACAGTGTGGAGCCAATCCTCGCTCCTGAGGCTGCTGAGCCTGTTCTCGCGCCCGAGGACACCGTGATCGGTAAGAACGGTCAACCGATCGCGCTCGAGGTTCACGGAACGACTACTGGCTACCACCGTGGCTGCCGTGAGAAGGCATGCCCGGGGCTGAAGGGCGAACACCAGCAGACGTGCCGTCAGGCGATGTCGAAGTACCAGGTCGACTATGCCCGGCGTCGGAAGGCGGCGCGTGAAGGTGCGTCAGAGGTGGCGGAGGGACCGGACGTACCCGATCACGGCGAGGGTGATCAGTGTGCCGCCGAGGACGAGCAGCCCGATGTCCAGGACGTTCGGCCGTTGGAGCGCAGCAGCGAGCCCGATGCCGAACGACAGGACGCCGATCCCGCCGAGGAGCAGGTACGTCCTTGGGTGCTCGAGCCGCATGGTGCCGATGGTATCGGGCGGGGCGTGCGTGCTGAAGGGCTGCTGTCTGATCTCGCGGACGCTCGCGAGCAGCTGGCTATCGCGGAAGCGGAGCTCGCTGTGTATCGCCGTGACCCCGCATCGAACGAGCAGGTCGTGATGACTCTGTCGTTCATCAAGGGCCGCCTGTCGGCCGTGAAAGTTTCCTGAGCGTACCCGCGCTCGTCTACCCGAAAGACACCCCCATGAACTACGAACAGTTCCTTCGAGAGAAGGCCCAGCTCGCCGATGACGGCGGGTTCGAGCCGACGGTGATGCCCGATCACCTGTTCAACTACCAGCGTGCACTGGTCGACTGGACGGTGCGGAAGGGTCGTGGCGCGATCTTTGCTGACTGCGGGCTCGGCAAGACCCCGATGGAGCTCGCCTGGGCGCAGAACGTCCACGAGCACACCGGCAAGCCCGTGCTGATACTGACGCCACTGGCGGTCGGTTTCCAGATCGTGAGCGAGGCGGAGAAGTTCGGCCATGAGGCCAGCCTGTCGCGACAGGGGAAGGTGACCGCGCCGATCACGGTGACGAACTACGAGCAGCTCGACAAGTTCGACTTCGAGGACTTCGGAGGCGTGGTCTGTGACGAGTCGTCGGCGATCAAGTCGTTCGAGGGGCAGACACGGGCGGTCGTCACGGAGTTCATGCGCCGGATCCCGTATCGGCTGCTGGGCACGGCCACCGCGGCGCCGAACGACTTCATGGAGCTCGGCACCTCGAGCGAGGCTCTCGGCGCGCTCGGGTACATGGACATGCTCACCCGGTTCTTCGTCAACGACAACCGCACCGCCACGGCGCGGAGCAGCTTCGCCGCCACCGGTCGATCCGCCGGATTCCGCCTGAAAGGGCACGCCGGCGAACCATTCTGGCGGTGGGTGTCATCGTGGGCCCGCGCGATCCGCAAGCCGTCCGACTACGGGTTCTCCGATGACGGGTTCGTGCTGCCTGAGCTGCGGGAGATTGAGACTCTCGTGGAAGCACGCACATCACGCGCCGACACTCTCTTCGATATGCCGGCCGTCGGTCTACAGGAAGAGCGCGAAGAGAACCGCCGCACGCTAGCCGAGCGTACCGAGGCTGCCGCAGCCCTTCTCGAGCACGCCGACGCCGCAGTCGCATGGTGCCAACTCAACGACGAATCATCGCAGCTCGCCCACCTCATCGAGGGCGCCGTAGAGGTCACCGGCTCCGACTCGCCCGAAGCGAAGGAAGAGAAACTCGCAGCGTTCACCAACGGACAGATTCGCGTGCTCGTCACCAAGCCATCGATCGGTGCATGGGGGCTGAACTGGCAGCACTGCAACCGGATGACGTACTTCCCCACGCACTCGTACGAGCAGTACTACCAGGCCGTCCGCCGGTCATGGAGGTTCGGGCAGCAACGGCCCGTGACCGTCGATCTGGTCACCAGCGAAGGCGGCCGCAACATGCTCGCCAACCTGCAGAGGAAAGGCCGGCAGGCGGACGTGATGTTCTCCGAGCTCGTCGCCCACATGAACCAGGCCCGCTCCGTCGAGCCCTACAACTACGACAAGAAAATAGAGGTGCCCGCATGGCTGGCGTCCTAGCTCAACAGATCACCGACAGGTGGGCAATCTACAACGCCGACTGCATGGACGTGCTCGCCGCGATCCCCGACAACAGCATCCACGGCACGATCTACTCGCCACCGTTCACCGGCCTCTACCGGTACTCATCGTCTGACCGTGACCTGTCGAACGCCCGCACCACGGCGGAGTTCGCGCAGCACTATGGCCTGGTCATCGACGAGGTCGCGCGCGTCACCATCCCGGGCCGCACCGTCGGCGTGCACGCGGCCCCGGTGCCGTCAGGCAACTCGGGGAAGGACTCGCTCGACGACTTCCCTGGTGACGTGATTCGCCTGCACCAGGAGCGCGGCTTCGACTGGATCGCCCGGCACGTGATATGGAAGGAACCGCTCGCGGTACGCAACCGCACCATGGCGAAGAACCTCGCGCACAAGACCATTGTCGACGACGCGGCGTATGCCGGCGTCGCATCCGCTGATGAGTTGCTCATCTTCCGCAAGCGAGGGGGCTCGGAGTTCCCGATCCAGCATCCCTCCGGCCTGCACAACTACGCCGGGTCGACGCCGGTGCCGGCTGAGCTGTCGCAGTACCGGGGGTGGGAGGGCAAGCAGACCTCGAACCGTTACTCGCACTGGATCTGGCGGCGCTACGCGTCCAGCATCTGGGATGACATCCGTATCGATCGTGTGCTGCCATTCCGGGACGCGAAGGATGAGGACGACGAGAAGCACGTCCATCCGCTGCAGCTCGACGTAATCGCCCGCTACCTGCAGCTGCGCACTCTTCCGGGCGAGCGAGTGCTAACGCCGTTCATGGGCGTGGGCTCGGAGGTGTTCGAGGCGGTCAAGCAGGGGCGCTTCGGGATCGGTGCAGAGCTGAAGCCGTCGTACTACGTACAGGCCGAACGCAACCTCGCCGCAGTTGATCGCGACGAGACTGATCCCGAGGAGCTTGATT